TGTTTCGTTTATGTTATAATATATTATGGGGAAATTATGTATTTTAAGAAGAATAAATAAACAAAATAAAAAACTATAATACTATATAGAGATTAAAAGAGGTTAGAAATGAAAACAAAGTATGGTAGAAAATATAGAATATTGTATCAATATTTTAGAACTAAATGGAATGATGGTTTTGATGAGTTTAGGGAAAAATGTTTGGCGATGTCTATATTATGGGTTAAAAAGAAAGGAAAAAGATTACATACAAAAGATGAATTACAAGATTTACAACAAGATGCAATTTTATGTTTTTTAGAAGCAAAAGATAAATATAATGAAAGTATTGGTAGATTTTATGGATTATTTAAAATAAAGTTGAAAACATTAGATCAACAATTTATGGCTAGATACATGGGGGTTAATGTTCCATATCATTTATATTTAAAAATGATTAAAGAAAAAGGAAGTTTAGGTATTGCGTTTGAAGATTTTGTTGAATGGAAACTTGGGTATGTAAATTATAGAAAAATGGGGGTGTTTGAATAAAATGGCAAGAGTATTAAAATTTGATGATATTTATGTTCCAGTAGATAAGATAAGTTCTTGTACTATATCAAAAGATTTTACATTTGGCGTTGGGACAAAAGATAAATATACATTAAGTGTTAAAGTTGATGGTGGGATAACTTATAATGTTATTACTGGTGTTGAAGACAAGTCTTTATTAGAAACATTTATATTAGACAAGATTTGGGGAAATGCAGATGGTGTATTAACATATGATGAAACTCCATTGACATCAGAAGAAAACAAAATAAGAAAAGAAAAGATTAAGAAAGACAAAGAAGAAGAAAAAAAACCAGATGAGTTTAAGGAAGAAAAGAAAGAAAAAGTGAGTGAAGATGAACAAATTGAGTTAGTGCCAGTTGATAAAAAAGAACCTTTAACAAAAGAAGAAATAAAAGAAGTCTTTAATAAAGCAAAGAAAAATAAAAAGAAAGGTGATTAATTATGCCACAATCAAGATTGAATAAAGATGAGATAATTCAATTAGCTTTCTTAAAACTAGGAGAACAACATCAATTATATCACAATAATATATCAGATAGATTATTAATAGCAGAACAATTATTCAATGATATTATAGTGGATTTAGGTAGTGATGCTACCTTTACATTTAATAGTAGGACAATAGAATTAGATAAATTTAGTAATGACACTAATTTTAGAGGTGAGTTCAAATATAATAAACCTAATGATTATTTGTCTAGGGTTTGGACATCTGACTTTAAAGCTAGAATAGAAGCTGAATACATTTGGTCTAAAAATGATACACTTCAACTTTGTTATTGTTATGAAATGAATTTAAGCGATTATCCTCTTTATCTTAAAAAGTTAGTTGTGCTTAAATTAGCAAAGAGATTAGCAGAGGTTTATGATGGATATTATCAAAAAATACCAATGTTAGATAGAGATATAATTGATGAAACAAATAGGATTGTAACACAAGAAGGGTTACCATTCCCAATGGAGAGGTGATTAAATGGCTGGTGGACAAACTTATCAAAGTGTATTCAATTATGGGGAAGTTGGACATTCATTAGATGGGTTTAGAGATAGCGATATAGCAAAACAAAGTGCTACAAAAATAGTTAATTTTTATGTTAGTGAAATGGGAACACTTCAAGTTGCTAAACAATATGAACAAAAAGATATAATAGATTTTTCTGGTGGTGGAGATTTACCTAAAAACGAATTTCCATTAACAGATAAAATTTGTGAAATAAAGAATACTAAGTATTCTTTTTTTATTGCAATAGGAGAAAAAGCTATATATACTATTTCTAAATCAAATAAAAAGGTTATAAGCAAATTTAATTTTGATGAAGATAAAAAATTATTTGATCAATTTTGTAATTCAAATGTATTTCAAGATTATATATTTATTAGATTAAAAAATAATGGAATTAAAACATACACATATAATAGTAATGGTATTTTGGGTACATTTAATTTCTTTTCACAAATTAAAATACCTTACCAATCACAAAGAAGTATTACTGTTGATGTATATAAATTATTTGAACAATTAGATATTAAAGGACAAAAAATTATAATTCCAGTATTTATTACTTCGTTTAGAGATAATACAATTCGTTTATCTTTAAGTAGTAATGGAGATATAACTGTTGCTGGTATTAATATTCCAATAAAAAGATTATATACAACATATAGACAAGCATTAAGTCAAGATACAATAACAACAACAGGTATGCAAGTTGGAGATTATTTTCTTGTAATGAGTACATTTAATAAAATAGATCAATATAAAAGACAAGGATATTTTATAGATGGTAGACCATTAGAATTTAGAGATGCGAATAGGGTTACTGATATAAAATATGGTGGAGATTATTATACTAAGTTATTCGCTAAATGGGATTTTGATAGTTCACAAACAATAGATGTATCAGATGAAATTACATATGGTACACAAGAGAATTTTATTAAAGATTTAAGCAATATTGTAGATTTTTGTGAATTTCAATCTCGTTTATGTATTGCTACAAAAGATAAATTATATTTTTCTAAGGTTTTGGATATAACAGATTTTAGAACTGGTGTAGAGCAAGATAGTGGATTTTATATTAAACCATCAACTATTGAAGGAAATCAAAGTGATATAATGAAACTTATTTCTGGGAATGGTATTTATGCATTATCAACAGAAGGAATTTATATATTTAGTTATGGTGAAATGGCGACAGCACAACATCAAAATATAAGAATTGCAAGTACAAACAATCCAACAGCAATAGCAACATTGATTGATGATATACTTTATTATATAGATGTTACTGGTATACTTCGTTCAATAATACCAACATATAGTAATGGGGTTGTTCAATTTACTAATATTACAGTTGATAAATATTCTCACGATAAATTTAATTATATTTATTTAACTAAAGGTGTAATAAATAATAGAAATTCCTTAATATGTACAACTAATAATAGTACGAAAGAATTTAAGGTGTTTGAATATGTTGGTGAAAATTTATTTAGAAGAACAACCATTGAATTTCCAAATACAGATATAATTCTTGGATATGGACAAGATTTGATTTGTGGAAGTAAATATTATCAAATTACACCATTTAATATGTTGCATTCTCAATTAGTATTAAATTTACCATTTATACAAACTAATTTTGGTGGAGTATATGAAAATGATTTTACTCAAAATTATAATAGATGTTCAATGAATATATTTAATAAAAATAATTCATATATAAAAGATGTATTTATGGCTAAACAATTAATTCAACCTACTCAAACACAAATAGGGGATTATAATGTTTATGACTTTAAAGGTAGTGTATCTATTATGGATTTCACTATTGATTTATATATGTATACAAAACAAGAAAGAGTTGAATTAAAGAGAAGATATGATGATTTAAGAAAACAAAGACAGGGTAATCCAAACTTAATGTATCCACCATTACCAAATTTTCAAATAGAGAATGATTTGGTTGGAGATAGGACAATAGAACTAAGAGGAATTAACTGTTGGTTAAAATAAATAAGGGGGTGAATTAATTGCAAGAGAAGAAAGTAGTTGCTACAATATCATTAGATGATGTTGTGGAAGAAAAAGAAAGTAAAGAAGAAGAAACAAAATCATCTCCTACTAAAAAAAAAGAAAATAATTTAGTTATAGAAACAGCTGTTGTTGTGGGAAATGAAGAACCAGAATACTTAGATGTTGATGAAAAGATTAGACAAGCAAGAGCAGAGTATATAACAACTGATATTTCATTGAAAGATGTTGCTACCAAATATGATATAAGTGAAAGAAAACTTAAAAAACATATGTCGCAAGGCAAATGGAATATTCTTAAAAGAAGTGCTGATTTACAAGAGTTTATGATAGATGTTGTTAATGATATATATGGAACAATAGATGTTTTTGAATATATTAAACATCTATCATTAACTTGTTTAAGGAGAGGAGAGTATCAAAATCCAAAAGATATAGCAATATTAACTCAAACATTTAAAATGGCAAATGATGAAATAACTAAGTTAAGAGTTGCTAATGTCAATAATCAAAATGTTAATGTTGTTGAATTAAAAGAAGGTGATTGATATGGCTTTGAAACAATTAAATATGGGAAATGTATTAATGAATTTATATGCAACTGAAAGAAAGAAAACATTTAATCCTATGAGATTTGTACCAAGACCATATCAAAGGGAATTAGATAAATTAATTAAAAAGGAAACAGAAAATAATAATGGGACACCGAAACCATTATTCATATCATGGTGCCGCCGGGTTGGCAAGGATCAGTGGGCGTTTTCTAGGGCAGTTGAGCGTTGTATAAATATTCCAAATTTTAGAGTTATGTATATATTCCCAACTGCTAAGCAAGGAAGAAAAAATATATTAGAGGGTATTACAATAGATGGACAAAGATGGATAGAAAGTGTTGTTGATCCACAAGTTATTAAAACAACTAAAACAGGAAGTTTATATTTTAATGATGGAAGCATTAAATTTAAAAATGGTTCAATCATAGATATTTACGGCGATGATAGTGAAAATTTGGTTGGAAGCAATGTAAATATGCTTATTATATCAGAGGCTGCAATGGTAAAAGAAAGTACATTTGATTACTTATTGCCATCTACAAGGAAAGTCAATGGAGAAATTATATGTATATCAACACCAAGACTAAATAGTTGGTTTAATAAAAAATTTCTTAATCCAGATGCCGATATAATTAAATCTATTGTTACTGCATATGATGCAATAGACAATGATGGTAGTAGAATATATACAGATGAAGAATTAGAAACAATTAAAACTCTTATGTCGGAAGAACAATTTGCTTCCGAGTATATGTGTGATATGACAGCATTTAATGAATTATCTATTTATGGTAAATCACTTAAAAAGGCGACTTGGGTTGATATGCCAATTATTGAACACAAACCAATATTTGTTTCATTTGACTTAGGTATATCGGATAATACGGCTATGACATTTGCTATCTTTGATGAAGATAATAAAGTTAAAATTATACATCAACATAGAAATAGAGAAAAACCAACACAATATTATATTGATTATATTAAGCAATTCTGTATGAGATATAGAATACCACAACAAATGATAGAAATTATATTGCCACAAGATGGTGGAAGTCAAATGGATTACATAAGATATTTGGCAAGTAGAAGTGAAGTTTATCGTGCAGCTGGATTTAAGGTTACTGTATTAAATCATATATCTGTATTGAGGGCAATAGAGATAACGAGAACTGGAATAGAAAATGGAGATATACAATTTGTTAATAATATGGAAGTAAGACAATTTACAGATGTATTGAAATCATATGAATGGAAAGTTGCTGTTACAGGAGAACCAATTTTAGTACCAAAACATGGTAGTGGATTTAGTGCTTCAAACGATGCAGATAGCTTGGAATACTTAGCTATTTATTTCTTATATGAAAAATATAGAAAAGCACATAGTTTTGATAGTGGTGTTATATTTACTAAATAGTAGGAGAGGGTAAAGTTGATAAAAAATATATTAAGTATTGATATAGATTTTTTTATGAAAGATTTAATTGAATATCAAAAGTTTATTGATGATGAAGTTGAAGATCCAAATTTAGTTTGGGATATTGCTAAAATGAAATATAAAAAAGATTTTATTATAGATGAAGAAGCTATGTTATGGGTTAAAGATTTAATTCAAAAGAAATGTGGTAATGTTGAGAAATTTTGCATTATACAAGAACACGATGAAATTTATAATTTAATGAAGTCTTGGGGTTGTAAGAATGCAAGTTGCACAAATATAGATTATCATCACGATATAACATATCAACAAGATGATAGTAAATTAAATATAGAGAATTGGGTTAAGTATGCAAGGAAAGATAATTTGATTTATTCATATTTATGGATACATCAAGATGGGAGTGAAATGTGTATAGAAAGTCCAATACAATATATGCATGGTAGTTGGAAAGATTTTACATATAAAGAAATGGATTTAATACCAGAATATGATGCTGTTGTATTTTGTGTATCTAAATATTTTACATATTATAAATATTGGAACATAGCAGAAGAATTACAAAATTATCTTATTAAAGTATTAAATATAAACAAGGTGTTAGACAATATTAAAAATTAATTAGAGGTGAAAAATGGGATTTAGAAGAGCATTTAGGAGAGCAACAAGAAGTATAGGTAGATTAGGAAGAAGTGCTGGTGGATTTATTGGTGGATTAACTGGTAGAGGGAGAAGTGATGATGGTGCTGGTGAAGGGTATCAAGGAATAGATCCAAACCAATATAAGGCATTGCAGGATCAATTTGGACAATTACAAAATCAATATAATCAATTAAATGGACAATATCAACAATTAGCACAAAATAATAAGAGTATGACAGATCAATATGGTACATTGAATAACCAATTTAATCAAATGATGAACCAATATAAAGCTATGGTTGAAAGAAATAATGGATTACAAAGTACAATAGATGATAAGAATAAAGCTATCCAACAAGAACAATTAAATAGAGAAGCCGAAAAATCTAAATATGATGCTTTAAATCAAGCTATTGGAGAAAGAGGAAAATTTGATCAAACACAAGATGAAGGAAATGGACAAGGTGCTGGTGAAAATAGTTATGGTATAGATAAGAAAGGAATAGATTTTACAAGTCAAGTTAATCCAAATGGAGATATAAAAGATGATGACGATATAAAAAGAAGATTGAGTAGAATACTTCAAGAAAGAGGACAAATAAGATAATCCTTATAGAGAGGTGAAAAATGGGATTTAGATTAAGATTTAGAAGTGGGTTAGGAATTGGTCGTGCTGCAAAAAGAGTTTGGAAAGGAATATTTCAACCAATAGAAAAAGCAGGAAAACAGTTATTATCTCCATTTAGACAAGGTAAAGAAATGGCAAGAGCCATGGAAGATCAAGCTAAGAGAGAAGAACAATGGAGAGATGATGCAAGAAGAAGACAGGATGAATTAGATGTAATTAATGATAAAAGAAAGAAACAAGAAGATCAAATTGCAGATGAAAGAAGAAGAACAGAACAAATGAAAAATAATCTTGATGATCAAGATAAAAATTTAACTGATAAGAAGACTGAATACAATGGTGGTTCTGGTAATAGTGGAAGTGGAGTACTTATCAATGAAGAAGAATTAAAAAGAAATCAAGGTAATGCACAAAACAATGGTGGAAACTTAGATGATTATAGAGAAAGATTAAAGAGAATGATGATGAAAAAATAAGAGGTATAAATGGATAAAGTAACGATACAGTTTTATTTAGATAAGGCAAAAAAAGCTAAGGAAGCTGTTAAACCAATATATAATGAAGTTTTAAAATATACTGATTTAACTTATCAAATTACAGATAGCACAACAAAAGAGTTAAAGCCAAATTATATAGATAGTTTAATACCAACATCTTTAAATGACCTTGTATCATTTCTTATGTCATCTGTATTTAGTAGAACAACAAAATGGGCTAGTGTTGAAATGAATGCTAAATTATACCAACTTGTTAATGGATATGAAAGTGATTGGGTGACAAATGATAATATACAAAGATTAAATAAACAATTAGAAGATATTACAGATGTTACTTATACTTATTTAAACCAATCTAATTATTATGCTGAGATTGGGCGTTCATTAAAAGAATGTGTAAATATAGGAGTTGGAGCATATAGGGTTACAGAAAAAGTTGACCCTATAATGCCTTTTATATTTCAATATGTACCATTAGATGATTTGTATTATTGGGAAGATAGTTTAGGTAGACCATACTATGTATTTAAATATGTAAGAAATATTAATACTGTTGGTTTAAAGTTAATGTTTGGAGATGAAATTAAAGTACCAAAAGATGCTAAAAATCCTAATGAAGATATGTTTTCTGTTATTGAAGTAATTACACCAATAGAAGAAAATCAAGGTAATACAAGTGGGTTAGGAGTAGGAGATACATTGGGGAATAAATTTATGTATCAAGTATTCACTGATGATTTAGGAGAAGAATTGATGTCTAAGGAATTAGATTATTGTCCGATAGTTATATTTAGATGGGATAAAGAAGGAAGTAATCCTAATGGATTAGGCTTATCTATGCTTGGATTAAAAGTATTTAAGGATTTAGAACAAGCTAAAAAACAAAGAGAAGCATCAGCTGAAAAATTATTAAATCCACCTTTATTTATACAAGGAGATAAACTATTGGCTCAAATGCTTTCATTAGATGCTAAGGCGGTAAATTATACTGGTACAATGACACCTATGCAAAGTCAATTAAATGGTGGAGTTAAAGTTGAACCGATACAAACAGTTGGTAATTTACTTCCATTAGATAAAGATATACAGGAATATAAACAAGCAATTAGAGAACTTTATACATCTCACCCATTAGGACAAATAGATGAATATAAGAGAAGAAGTGCTGGTGAAAGTGAAATTAGATTAAGAGCATTAAGACAAAAATGGAGTAGAGCATTTGAATTTATAGAAAGAGAACTTTTAACACCAACATTTTTAATTCCTATGCGTATATTGATACATCAAAAGAAAATAGAATTTGAGTTAGGTGATTTAGATATAACATTAATCAACTATAAAAATGCTTTGGCTACAAACCAAGAAGCACAAAGTGTTGAAAAGGTTATGTCTTATATACAAACATCTGGTGCTGTTATACAAATGGCTCAAACAGCTGGACTAAAAGTTGAAAAGACTTTAAGATATTTCCAAGATAATTTAGGTATACCATTAGAAATTAGAATGACAGATGAAGAAATGCAACAAGCTCAACAACAACAAGTTGCACAACAACAAGAAATGCAGGCGATGGCTATGCAACAACAAAGAAATGATTTAAGAGGACAAGAAATTGCTAATGATCAACAAAAGATGGCTATGCAACAACAAGCACAACAACAAGCTATGTTAGAGGCTATGCAATAAAATTATTAAAATATAGTAAAATAAATAAACAAAATGAAAAACGATAATACTATATGAGAGGAAAGTAAATGGAAACAAAAAGAATAAAAATATACGAAGATAGATATTTAAGTTTGGTTAAGCAATTTGCTACAAATGATGATTTTAATGAGTTGATTTCATTAGCAAACACCATATATAAACTTTATGTTATGGATTGTAAAGCTAGTGGACAACCATTAGTATATGAAAATTTTGGTGATATGCTTTTATATCAAATAACTAAATATCAAGAAAGTAATTATGGGGGTAATTAATGGAAGGACAAATACAAAATCCTTTAAATAATAATGTAAATACAGATCCAGCTGATAAAAGTAAATTACAAAATCCATTAGAGGATAAAGTTGGTAATGTAGAAAATCCATTATTACAAGGGAATGAAACAAATCCTACAAATCCAATAGAACAAAAACCAGCTATAAATCAATTTGGTTTACCTGTTGATGGAAATGTAGAAGATATACAAGAAACTAAAACAGATAATTTAGATGAACAAAATCTTATTGATCCAGCTGACAAAGATAATCCATTATTAAATGATGTATTAGATACATTAGGTAAACAAAATGGAATAGATAAAATGTTAGAAGGATTAGGAATTGAGGGTACAAAATTTGATGGAGTAGATTTAGCAGAATTTCAAGACTTCTTGGATTTTGAAACATCAGAAGGTAGAGAAGAAATATTAAATGAAGTAAAGAGATTAAAAGGTTATGGTTATAGTGATGAACAAATAAAAGAATATACTGTTAATTCACTAGAACAATATAATGAAGGGTATCAAGCTGCTATGGTAGAAATGCAACAACAAGGTAATTATAGTGATGAAGCTATGACACCAGCAGAGATAAAAGCAAACCTTGAAGCTAATTTATCAAGAGTTGAAATAATGAATATCCCTACATTATTAAATTGGGTTAAGGCAAACATCAATTCGGAAATTTTAACTAATGATTTATTAAATGGAATGTTTACAGATCCAACATCTATAAAAGTATTAAATGCACTTTATAATGGAAGTATGAAAAATAATGTGGTTAAGACACAAGAACCAAGAATAATCAATAATGTACAAAATAAAATGCAAATACAACCATTACAAGCTATGCAATTTTATAGAGATTGGTTAGGAAAACAACCAAGTGTAACAAAAGAACAAACTCTTGAACAAATAAATAAATTAAGAGGAATGATTGGAGATAATTTATTAGGAGAATTTGATGAATTGTTTAATGTTTTAAAATAAATAAATTAAATTAAAGAAAGGATTATATGTATATATTCTGTGCATATATGTCCGTATGAGGTGAAAGAAAAGAATGGCGTATAATATTACCCAAGCAAAACAAGCTCAGTTTGAAGCTGTTATGCTACAAAAATTAAAAGAAGAAAAAGGAAATCTATTACTAGGGTATGGACAAAAAGCAGTTGTAAAAGGTGCTAATACACATACATTTTATAGATTAGGAGAAAGTACAGTTGATAATGCAGGAGATTTTAATATGTATAAGGATGCATATACAGGTTCTGGTGGTACAGCAGAAAAAGTAACTGCTACTATTGAAATGATATATGCAAGTGATAGAATAAAGAAAGAAGATATAAACTCAACTACTATCAATTTAGAAAGTTCTTATATTAAATCTTTATCAGATGCATTAGCAAGAGAAGTAGATAAGAAAATATTAGGAGCAATAATTGCTAAGAAATCTGGTGGTACGCCTGCTGCTGGTAAATTAACTCCAATGGGAGATAGCACAAAAGCATTAACTGATACTGCTAATATAGATGCATTAATTCAATCAGCTGTTTATGCTGCTACAAATGTTAAAGATATGACTGCATCTACTGGAAGTAATGGAGTTGCATTAGTATTAACTGCAAAAGAATTTTCACAATTATTCACTGTTGAAAAAATAGCTTCTAATAACTATTTAGGTGGATTAAAAGAAGGAACTTCAAGTTTAAAAACTTTCTTAGCTTGTGAAGTCGTAAAAGTATCAGAATATGCAAAACCAAAAGATAATGGTGGAACTGGTATAAATGCTATATACTTTATTCCTACACAAACATTTGGTGTGGCTTCTTGGGAAAATGACTTAGAAGCAAAATCTTGGGAAGACTTAGCAACTGATAGTATAGCTTGTAGAGTTAAAAGAAGTTTAGGAGTTGCTGTAATAGAACCAGAAAGCATAATTGAATTTTTATACAAGGCTTAATAATTAGTTAGGTGTAGGATAGGGGGTAGTTAATTCTATCCCCTATTTTTAGATTATAGAGAGGTGATTAAATAAATGGCGAAGTTAAGAAATATCTCATATATAGTAAAAGAGATAGTTATTAACTCATCTACTACAAACTATGAATTAAATGGTATAGTTGGAAATAATTTAGAATTTTATGGATTAGATAAAATTACTGGAAATTATAAAGAACTACCAAAGGCTTGGTATCAATTAATTAAAAATAATGGGAATTATGTATTTAAAGTAATAGACCCATCTATATTTAATTATTCTAAAATTCAAGTTGCTTTATGGTATGATAATAAAAGTTTAACCTATGTAACTGAATTTAATCCAGATATAAAGGTTTTAGTAGATAGATATAATATATTAGTGAATACTGTTTCACAATTATGGGAGTATACAAAAAGACAAATGATAGTTGGAGATAGTATGGAAATGCACTTAATACTTCCTAAATTAAAAAGTGAAGAATTATGGATATGCAAAGGAGATCATTATGAAGCGATTTCTATTGTTGATGTAAATGCTGAATTAAGAAAATTAATTGATCAATATGCTGCTATGTATAAAATTGAATTAGAACAAAAGGCAAATGAGCAAAAATTAGAAATAAATAAATATGTTCAAGAATTAGGAACTCAACAAAGAAATGAATTAGAGAACTATAAAAATCAAAAAATAAGAGAATTATTACCTAAATTAACAGAATTGAAGGATCAATTTAATTCATATGTATTACAGAAGCAAAGTGAAATGGATAATTATAAACAAGTTCTTCAAAATAAATTATATACTGATAGCAAAAAAGAAATTGATGATTATTCAAAAACAAAAATAAAAGAAAGTGAAACAGCTATTCAAAATAAAACACAAGAAATATTAACTAATTTAGATAGACCGATAGAAAATATTGTTCAATTAAAAATAGACACTTTATTTCAAGCTACAAGTCCTAGATATTTAAGTGAATTTAAAACTCAAATAGACACTTATTTGAACAGTGAATTAAGTAAAATTCATCAAGGATTAGAAGCAAAAGTTGATAATTATATTGCCACAAAAGATAAATTAATTACAGATAAAGTTGAAGATATTGCAACAAAAGAAATAAATAAGGCTGTTGCAAAAGCTAAGGAAAATGTAATTAATGAAATAGAAGCAAACAAAAATCAAAAAGTTCAAGAAGCTATTAGAGATTTTACTAATCAAGCAAATACTTTAACAACACAAAAATTAAAGTTAATTGAAGATGCTGTTAATAAAGCTATCACACAAGATTTAAAAAATATAATTTCAAATAATGTAAATCAATATATGCAATCATTTAATGTTGTGAGTTCAAAAGAAAATGGTAAAATAAAATTAACTTTTACATTAAAAGATTTTAGAAAAGAAATAGAGTTACCAGATGGGGAATTACCAGATGGAAATGCTATATTGACTAAGATTAATAATGATGTACAAAAAACAACACAATCATTTAAAGATTTTAAAGATAAATTAGAAATACCATTACCAGTTGATATCTCAAATTGTTTTATGCTTAAAGGTGTAGCAAGTGTTGATTTAAATACACTGACAAAAGATACCGATGTTGGATACTATTATGTAACAACTGCAACAAATAAACCAGAAGAAAGTGAATTTGCAATATTATTTGTTTATAAATTTATTTCATATGTTATGCAAAAATATGTAATAGATCATCAAAGAATATATATCCGTTTAAGTGGAGATGATGGATTACATTGGAGTGCTTGGGAAAAAATATCTAGTGGTAATAATAATAATAATTTAAGAATTAAATTTAATTCCGATAATAGTGCTACATTTTTAAGTAATAATGAGAATTTTTGGTTTAATCCAGATATGATAAGTGGTAATGTAGCTATTACAAATTTTTATTTTGGTAATGGTAATACCTCTAATTTAGCCAACATATATTGCAATACATTGAATGCTAAAAATAAATTAATAGCACAAGGAGAAATAATATCTAGTGGAGATATAACAGCATTTAGTGATATTAGATTAAAAAGCAATATACAAAAAATAGATAATGCTTTGGATAAAATAATGCAAATAAATGGATATACTTATGATATGAATAATAAAAGAAGCACTGGTGTTATTGCACAAGAAGTTGAAAAGGTATTGCCCGAAGTTGTACAAGATAGAGAAGATGGATATAAGACAGTTGCTTATGGAAATATGATTGGGTTATTAATTGAAGCCATTAAAGAATTAAAGGAAGAAATTAAGGTGATTAAAAATGGCATTTAAGTTTAGTCAATTTCATGAAATATTAAGGACTCCAATAAAAAACATTAATAGACCAATTAAAGCTAGTGATGTAGATATAAATAGATTTGCCGATAATGTTATGGAAAATAATGCAAATGGATATTGGAGAAATTCAGACAAAAAATATATATCGTTAAGTGGATGTAATAAATTAGATTTAGCAAATAAAATGGATAAAATATATTTAAGATTTCCATATATTATACAATTACATTTTAATTTACCAAGTATATATCAAACAAATTTAATTGCATTTTTGTTTCATGAATGGCTTTATAAAAAAATATATGTAGAGTATGGGTTACAGACTGAGCAAGACAAAAATATAATTAAAAATAGAGCTATGCCTATTGCGTATTATATTAAATACAATGATAGTTATAATGATTATGGAGATGATAATAATAGCAATCAATCTTCTATGGGTAAAAGAAAAGCTGTAATAAATGGGAATGTTAGGTTGTTAGGATTTAAAGCTATGAATAAAAATGGATCTTCTCATGATTTTCCATTTATATTTTTTATTAAAAATTTTTTAACTAATGGTAATGGATGGAATTTTGGTATTATATTAACTTTTAAAGATTTAGATAAAATAAATGCCGATAATTTAAAGCTAAATGCTAAAAATGGATTGGATTTGTGGTTTCAAAACAACAATAATTTTGAGCTACAATTTATTTCTCCTATATTTGAGAACCATCATTATTGTTATAATATAGTTAATAATCCTCCATATAATCATATAGAAGAAATCTATTTAGAAAACCCTTCAATTTGGAAATAGTTTTTATAATAATTTATATTAATTTTATAATAATACATGTGAGGATAATAATGGATAAATATATATTTGATAAACAAAAAGCAAAATTAAACCAATGGCAATTAATAGATATTAAAAATAAAGATAGTGAAATAGATAATAATTTATATTGCTATTGGTTAGGAAATGAATATCCATCTTTTAGTATGTTCTATGATGAACAGAAAAATATAATTCGTGAAAAAACTAAATATGAACAGTATATTTGGAAAGAATATGAATTACAAGATGGAGAATATATAGAAGATAAAGAAATAAAATATAAAGAAAAACCAAAACAAGATGAATGGTTTTGGCATTGGAAGGATTTTAAATGGCAATTTGATTTTATAAATTGGAAAAAATCATTAGAACAAAAACTGTTTGAAATTAGAAATAATGCAATGCACAAAGATATTAAATATAATAATTTTGTGTTTAGAATGTTACCTGTTGATATAGACAACTTTAAAGAAAGAGCATTACAAGTTGCATTAGGAATAACACAATTAAATGATATAACTGAATGGAGATTAAAGAACGATGAAGTACATCAATTTACAATTAAAGAAATTTTAGATATATTGGGTATGTGGGGTAAAAGAAAAGTTGACATATTTGAGAAATTTAATAAACTATATGTTGATTTTTTAATGGAAATTGAAGAAGATAAAATAAGAGAATTTATGAAAGAGGTGGAAGAAGAATGGAAATGATTAATCAAGTTATGGCTGACAAACAATTATTTATTAGTACAATAGTTTTATTTGTAATTATAGTAGGATTGGTAATTTATATTTTAAGAACAAAAGGTAGAGAAGCTGTTTTAACTTTAATTAGAAAAGCAGAATATTTATTTGACTTAAAAGGTAAAGGAAAAGAAAAATTACAATATGTAATTGATAATGCAAAATCATTTGTTCCTGCTCCATATAAATGGTTCATTAGTATTGAATTAATTAATAAATTAGTTGCGATGTTACAACCAGAATTTAAGGCAGACAAAGATATAAAACAAGGTGAATAGTATGTTATCTCCAAAAATATTTTCAGTAAGTGATGAATATTGGGAGTTAGCAGAAGATTTTGATTATACAATAAATAATAAATTTACTATTCATGTACCAAAGGGGTTTAGGACAAATTTAGCTTCAAGTCCTAGACCTTTATGGTTTGCTATATCTCCATTTGGAAAACATAATGCAGCCGCTGTTGTACACGATTATTTATATAGTAAAGAAAATAATACTGGGATTAATCGTACATTAGCAGATAAAATATTTTATAGAATTATGTTGGAATGTGGAGTAAATAAAATTAAAGCTAAGTTAATGTATTTAGCTGTAAGGCAATTTGGTAGTATATGTTGGCAACACAAATTAGAAAATGAAGGATATGAAGATAAAGCAATATGGGATAGAAGCGATGAAGCCATAGAGTATTATGGCAATATGAGAGATTTATTAGGGGTGGTATAGATGGATTTTGATCATATTTTTACCACTCTTAATTTTATAGTTGGAAGTATTTTGTCTTTTATTATTTCTGCTTTGGGTGGTCAAGATAAATTATTGGAGTTTTTATTTATTGTAATGATAACAGAGTTTTTTACTACGCTTTATTTATCATTTAAGAAAAAAAATAATGTAACACAAAGACAAAGAATAGATAGTATATTACAGAAAGTAGGAATGTTATGGATAGTTGTATTAGGTGTAATGTTAGATGGAATTTTTGGAATTGAAAATCAAACACTTAATACGAGAACAATGCTTATATCATTTTTTATAGGACACGAAGGCTTGACAATTTATGATAATTATGCTATAATGGGTATAGGGCTTCCTACTGGTTTAAAAAGAATGTTTGAAAATATGCAAAAAAGAGGTGAATAGAAATTGAGTCCACAAGCAATTATGGGTGCAATTAATGGTGGTATGTCTATGCTTCAAGGGTTCATGGATTATCGTGCTGCCAAAAGAGTTGCTAAGATACAAAGAGGAATGGCAGATAAACAGTTTGAGTTTGATCGGCAACAAATGATAAAAGCCTATGCTAATAATTATGGTAAAATGATGATGGAGTATGCTAGTGCTATTAATAGTTTGGACAATCAATTTCAACAAGGGAAAACTGCCATCAATATGATGCTTCAACAACAAGGTGGAACTGGTATAGATATTGATGGTAGTTCTTTAAGAAATGATATGGAGAATAGATTGAAAGATGAAATGCAACAATCTATTAATAAATTAACAACAGAAAGTATAATTAAAAATAGAGATGCTTATCAAAATTTTATTGGAGAAGAATTAGGAATAGGAATACAACACAGCAACACTATCTTTGGAGTAACTGCAAATAAGATACAACAACAAAGTCAAGCTATGGCTAGATTTTTACAAGGTGCTATGGAAGCAGGACAAGCAATAGCAAGTGATGGAATGATGAAAGGAAGAATGGAAATGCAACAATCTTCAATTAATGGAGATAGTGGAGTTGGTTCATTTATAGATAAAATAAGACAAGGAAGTGATTATTATAATCATCAAATGGTTAGTAGAGAAATGCGTAAACCATATGATGTTGATAGTACATTTAGAATAAAAAATGGTGGTGGAATAAATGGCTAATAAAATTTTTATACAAGATCCACAATTAAATATAGCAGCCAGTGTTCCAGCTGCTGTTAATATTGGTGTGCAAAATGTAGATACATCAAGTCCTGTTATAGGACAATTTGGACAAATGTTGGCACAAATGGTTGGACAATATCAAGCTAATAAACAACAAATAGATTATGCAGATATGCAATTTGAATTAGACCAATTAGAAAAACAATGGCACTTAAATAATACAGCAGATCCAAATGTATATAAAACAGAAGAAAGTAGAGGTAATTTATTAAAATCTTATAATGAATTACTTTTAAAAAGACAAGATATAGTAAATACTTATCGTGATAGAATAGGAGACGAAAATTACTATAATTATACAAAAGAACTTCAATCAAAAGTTAGTGATGAAATGGTAAGTATTCAAACTGGAATTAATCAAGGATTTATAGGAGAAGAATATACAAGAGCTGTTAGAAGAATAGACAATAATTTAGATAAAGTTAATGATTATAAAAATGTATTTAATGCAAACGATGGAGCATTAGTATTAATGAGAGGACATAATTTAGCAGCTTCTAGTTTAAAATATTTAAATGCAGATGATAATGAAACCGTTTATAAAGGGTATGAAAATTATTTTGGAACATTACAAAATTCTTATAAAACAAAATTTATCCAAGATTTATATGATAATTTCTCTGATGGAAATGGAGCATTAGATATAGATGCTGTGAAATCTTATGTAGAAAAAAATAGAGTTGAAACATTATCAGATGAAAATATTAAACCAGTAGCAAAGGAATTATACAAAAGTAGTCCGAATTTGTTTAATGATGAACAAGATGCTTTTAATTATGTTAAAAAGAAATATGAAGATACATTAAATGAAATAGATAAATTTGTTAGTAAAAGAAAAGTTGAGAAAGAAAAAGATCAAGCAATGATGGCTATACAAAACACTAGGGAGATTTTAAGAGACGCTAATGCTGATATTACAAAAGCACAAAGTGGAGATTTAGATATGCTTGATGGGACTGTAACAGGTAATGCTGTTTTAAATAAAGTAATATTAGATAGAAGTTATGCCAACAATAAAGAATATATAGGACATAGTGATCCAAGACAATTTATGCAAATAATGGATGCTTCAAATACTAGATATTATAGTGCTGTTGGAAATCAAACTATTAAAGATAGATATGCAAGTAATATGGCAAATGCTTTGGCTGAGTATTATAAAACTCAACCAGATAAATATAATCCATATGTATTCTCCCAAGCTGAATATGATGCTTATGCAAATATGTTGGAGAGAGATGTATATAACTCTAATCCAACTTATTTTGATGCTTCATCTAATCCAAGCAAAGTAAAAGCTTCAAGGGATTTTGAAGATAATTTTTTTAAGGAAACAGAAAGAAGAACAAAAGCATATAATAAATTAGTTAATTATGAACAAGATAAAGTTGTTGATATGATTAGAAATAAAATGCTAACAGAAACAAATAACTTTGATTATATGAAATCATTTTTTACTAATTCATTAGTTGGAAATGTTCAAGTAAAAAGATACAATCCTAAAACTAAAAAAGATGAAATTGTAAATATTTCAGCAAAAGAATGGTTTAGAGATGAGTTTGGAATAGATTTTTCTAAGTCAGTTAGTAAAGATCAATTTTATGATTTTGTTCGTAAAGATGGTAAAAGAGCAATAGCATTAATTCGTGCTGGATATGATGATGCTTATGAGAATGGAGCAAATATATTTAATAGTAATTTTCCTAAATATAATCCAGATAATAATGGAGATTTAAATAAAATAGCAAACGCATATATTTATTTACCAGCATCTGATAATAAAGATAAGGGAGATAAAAAAGCATTTTCTATTGCTGTTAATGGATTAGGAAATTATATGGGTAAATATAACAATATTGTTACACAAGTAAATAACAATGCTAATACATTAAAATTTACAATGGTTATAGACAACAATTTAGCAAATCAAATAAGAAATGATGCTATTAATTCAAAGGGTGGAGTAACACAAGGAGCGTTTAATAAATATATGAAACAAGATGTTATGCCACAAAGTGAAATATATAGAATTAAATATAATCAAGGAGAATTAAAAGGACAGGATAAAGGGGAAGAAAATAAACAGGTAGTTAATACTACTAAAATAAATGTATTAGGAGAAGATATGTCTCAAAGAGTTTTAAGTAAGTATAAGAAAATAGATAAAAATCAAAATGTTAGAGGAATTATTTATAAGATTAAATAATGTAGGGGGTATAAATGATATTAGAAGATGACAGAAAATTAAATCAAATGGACAATCCATCTGATAAAAAATTAACACCAAAAGAAATATTAAGAAAAAAACTTAATGAACAAAATTCAGATAACGAAATTCCAAGTTTAAATAGTATATCTATTGGTAGTAGACAACAAGAAATGCAAGACTATGTTAAAAAAGATAACTTTATTCAAGCAAAATTTAAAGAGCAAGAAATTAAACAAAAAGAAAAAGAAGAAAAAAGAAAGAAATTTAAAGAAGAAGAAGATGCTTTAATGGGTTATTTTATAACTGATTATAGAAAAAAGAAATGGGGAGCTAAGTATGAAGCTATGAAAAACTTAGCTGTATCAGAAGAAGAATTATTCCAATTTCAAAAATATAAAACAGAGTGGTATAAATATAAATGGATGGAAGAACAAAAAGAAGATCCTAATTCTGGTTTTCATAAAAATCATTCTAATACCCCATTTAGAGATAAGATTAAAACAATGTATAATCAAGGTAAAATAGAAGCCAAGATTAGAGATGATGGATATTTAAAGAAAAGAAATGCTACAAAAGAACAAAAATTAAGAGAATTAAAAAATAAATTAAGAAGTTCTGGGCAAGAAACTATTTATGTATCAAATGATTTAATATACACTAATGAAGATGATGGAGATATAAGTGGTAAAACATTAACACCAGAAGAAATATTAAATAAACAAATAGTAGAACAAAATCCAAATAATGAAATGCCAGATTTAAATGGAATGTCTATTAGTGAAAAACAAAAAGCTATTCAAGAATATGCTAAAAAACAAAAGGATAAAAAAGGACAATATTTAAATGCTATGCAAATAGAACATTTGTTGAATAAATCTCAATTACAAAGAATACAAGCTGAACCTAGATTAGAACAAAATAAAGTTTTATATCAAGAACATGAACAAAAAATAGAAGACTTAAATAGACAAATGAATGGATTTAAACAAGGGATATCAGCTATTACTGGTGGGTTTGGACAAGTTGTTAGTGATAAATATAAAAGAAGAAATATGTTAATGGCTACTGGTGCTTCTGTTATTACAGGTGGAATAGCTGGTGCTGTTGGAGCATCTGCCGCTGTTGCAGAGGGAATGGATATAGCTGTTGATTTGGTTGTTGGAGTAACACAGGACATTGGAGATCAAAGACACCTTATAGAAACTATGGAAAATAGAAATATGACATATGATGAATATGTTGATACTATAACTATGTCTATTGTTACAAATTTAGGATTTAGATATGGATTTAAAGCACTTGGGAAAGCGGGAAAGTGGACTTTAAGTAATGGATATAGTTTAACAACAAAAGCATTTTCTAAATTTGATGATGAGTTAATTCCAAGAATAAAAACTAAATTACAAAATTATTTAGGAGATAGTATATTGGCTAAGTCTGGTGATGTATCATATAGATATGATCCATTGACAGGAGAAACTGTTAGAACTTATATAGATGAACCAACATTAAAAGCCATTAAACAAACTATTAAAGAAACTGCCGAAGAAATAGAAGAAGCTACTGATATAAAATATGCGGAAGATCCATTTAGTTATGGTAGAAGAAAACAAGACATTAGAGAAGCTACTATGAACAACACAGGGGTTAAAACATATAGTGGGGCAGAGGTAAATAATGCAGTTGATAAACTAGGAAAAGAGTTTGATGAAAATATTAGTACACAAAAATTAAAAGAAAAATATAATGCAGAAGTTAATACTAGAAGAAAACAAAAAACTCAACAAAGAAATATAAAGAAAGAAATAGAACAAATTAAAAAAGATATTAAAAATCCTAGATTAGATAAGGCTTTAAATGATACTTATGATAAATTTCATAATGGAGAAATATCATATAAAGGAGCATTTGATGAATTAATTGATATTCAAAAAAGAAATTATATAGATAGAGGATTAGAAGGATTTATAGATGAAAATAGATTAGCTGGTAATATAGATGATACAATAAATAATTTACCAGAAAAATATAAAACTACTAAAAGAGAATTTGCTAAAAGAGAAAAGTATAAAGATGCTGGAAATGAAATTGAATTAGAAAGTTTATCGGATAAAGATAAAGCAGCATTAGAATTAGTATGGGACAATAGTAAATTAAAAGAAAGAGTATTAGAAAATATAAAAGATTTAGATGAAGCTACTCAACAAAAAATTATAAGTGAAATGAAAAATAGTTATTACAATGAATTAATAGCTAAAAATAAATTGACAAAAGAAGCTATAATTGAAGCAAGTAATGGAGATATGTTTCAAGCATTAAATGATATTGATGAAGCCTTAGAACAAAATAAAGTATATAGAGAAAAATTAGATGAAGAATTTAAACAATCAAAAGCTAGGGTAGAAGAAGAAGTAAAGAATAGTGCTGGTGAAAAGGTTGATGAAGAAGATATAAAAGTGGATACAGAAGAAGTAAAGGAAGAAGAACCACAAGCAGAAGCTAGGGGAAATGGTGGAGAAGATAATTCAACTAAGACAAATGAAGAACCAAAAGAAAATGTTAATAATACAAAATTTGATAATCAACAACCAGAAACATTAGATGAATTAGCAACTGAATATGTTAATAATAAATTTGACAATAAAAAAGATAATCCATCTAATCCAAATAATGAAGCTGCTAAAATAGTAAAACAAGATAAAATAGAAGTGTTTGAAGCTATTGATGGAGATAAAACAAAATCTGTATCTAAATTATATGATCAAATAGATAAATTAAAAGATGGAGATTACATAGAATATATATCAAAAGAAGATGGATATGTTACTGGTGCAATTCAATTAGGAAATAAAAATAGATATGTATATCAATATCATATCAAAGACACATCAAGTGAATTACTTGGAATTAAATTACATAATATAGATGAAATAAATTCTATTGGAAGTTCTCAAATAATTTTATTACCAAATAAAAAAGGAGATAAGGTAATTAGATTTCAAGGAGAAGCAGCAAGAGGAATTATTGCTACAAAAAATAATAGAAAATTAATGACACTCTATGTTGATAGTTTGATTAAAAATGAAATTCAAAAAGAAATTATTGTAAGAAGTACAGCCAATAAATTAGGTATTAAGTCTGGGGATTTATCAACTAATTCAAATAAATTTATTGGATTTCATACATCTTTAAATGTAGTCCAAAGAATAGAAAATGCAAAGAATAGAATTATCGCAGCATTAGATAAAAAAATAAAGTTAGGAACAGATGGAGAAATGAGTTTAGGTAATTTATTAAAAGGAAATTTCAATGCTGAAGATTTTATTGGATTAATTAATAATAAGAATATGTTAGATATGTTAATCTTTTTAAATAAAAACGGAGAAAATTATTCGTCTGATATATTTACTGGAATGAATATGGAAGATGTAAATAAAGCAATGAATGGAAGTCAATTTTTTAAAGATGGAAATTTTGTTGGGGTAACTGTTACAAGTAAATTAGATGGTAGTCAATATACATTTACAACACCACAAGAAGTAGCTTTATTTTATATGATGAATGAACATAGTATAGGACAAATATCTATTGACAATCAATTTTCTCCTGTTGAACAAGAGTTTATGAAATATCTTTATGAGGTTACACCACAAGAACAATTGAATAAAGTGTTCATTGATGGATTAGACAATGAAGTAAAAGCTATATTTAAATCATTTGATCCAGAAAATCCAGATTTAATTACTACTGCTAGTATGATTTCTGATTTAAGAGAATATATTTTAAATATGAATGAATTAGATGTTACTAAGTTAAGTGCTTCAAATAAAGAACATCCATTATTTAGAATATTTCAAATAGAAAAAGATACATTAAAAAATGCTGATGCAAATGTTAAAGGAAATATTGGTGTATTTACAGAAAGAATATCTAGTGTTGATAATGTAAACATTATGCAATATATTGGTAATAGTTTGTTTAGAGATGGATATAATATGAATGGTGTATTAAATCAAGTTATGCCAATTATGGATGCTATTTACACTAAGTTTGATGAAATGCAAGAAGTAACATTTAATAGAGATATGTATGTTCAAAAGGGAGTTGTTACTGCAAACAAAGTTAAAAATAAAAAAGGTGGACATGCTTATAAACTTAGTAAGATTGAAGCAGCCGAAATATTAAACTATGCTAATAATATAGAAAACAATATCAAAAATACTTGGACAACCAAAACAGAAACTAAAACATATACAATTAAACAAGCTCAAAGAATGGTTGAAAAAGATATGCATGATGTTTTAACTAATCAATATACAAATGATCCATTTAAAAATATCCATACAAAAGGTAAAAGTATTGGGAAGATTAAAGATTGGAAAACAATTAAAAACTCTAAGTGGTTTAAAAAGTTTGATGAACAATTTAGATGGTTAAATCAAAAGAATAAAACTATCATTAAAGCATGGGATGAAATGGTTGAAACTGGGATACCAAATGAATTAGTTAATGCAAAATTAGATAGTATTAGAAATTTCACATTAGACAGAGGAGAAATTCTTGATGACTATTTTGATGACTTGATGACTACTAGAACTAAAACAACAACTACTACTACAAGAAATCATACAGATTTGACAATAGAAGAAGTTGTAAAAAAACATTTAGAAACTGGGGAAGTAACACCAGAGCTTAAAATGTTGATAGATCAAATAGCCAATAAAGAAAAAATCAAAGTAAACTTTAATGAGTTGGGAGAAAAAATAGAACAAGCAAAAGCATTATCATCAAGTTTAATTGAGAAGTATAATAATAAAATTGAATTTACTGAAAGCGATATAACAAATTTTCAAGGGTTAATGGATTTCTTAACACCATTACAAAGAAAAGATTTTAATGCTTGGTTAAAAAATCCTAATAAAAATACATTATCACCAGAGTTGTTTAATAAAATAAATAATATATCTACTGAAATTACTGGTACATTTAGAGGTACAGATGATTTAATAAATGCACTAGATAAAAAGATTAGTTCTTTAAATAAAAATTTATATAATGCTTCACAAGGTAAAGTAAGATTAAAAAATGGTATGAATATAATTGATAAGATTAGACGAGCCGCTAATTTAAATTATATTGAATTACCAGATAATGTTAAAGGATTAATTAATCAATATGAAAATTTAAATGATATGATTACATCATATAAAACAGCTAAGTCAATTTATAAAACAAGTATAGCAGAAGATTTACATGAAGTCAAAGGTGGAAGATTAACTCCAAGAGAGATGATGGCTGCTAATGAAATATTAAAAGGTGTAAATAAAAAGAATTTAATTGAAGGATTAGTTAAATTATTGAGTGCTGATTATGGGGTAGCTTCAACAGATGGTGGAGTTGGAAACTATTTTAAATCTCAATTATTTATTAATCGTATGCAAAACTTAAATATGTATGATAGTAAAATATCAAACTTATTAACTAATTTAATATTAAAGAGAGCAGAATATGGAGAAGGGAATATGAATTTATTTTATCTTCATGTTGATCCAAATGATTTAACACCAGAAGTAAAAGCAAGTTTAGATGCTAAATGGGAAGACTTTAAAGTTAATGTATACGAAAAATATGTTGACGATTTTCCTATGATACAAGGATTAGATGGGAAGACAACTAGACCAACAATACAACAATTTTATGCACAAATACTTCAATTTATGGACGATGTAGATAACTCAACAAGTAGAGTATATTTAAGAGATAGAGCTGGACTTGGAAGTAATTATATGCATGTAGGAAAATTAGCATATAGATTTGATAGCTTTGAAAAATTCTCACATTTCTTATTAGGATTTTCAGAAGATATGGATGCCTTAGATTTACAACATCAATGGGTTAGAGGATTTGATAATAATATTTCTTTACTAGCAGAAAGAGAAGCATTGGGTGGAGTAGAATTAAGAAAGTTTATAGGTGGATTAAGAGATATAACAGATCAACAACATTCTTATATTACATTACAAACTATAAGAGAAGCTAATAGAAAAGGATTGACTGTTCCTAAAATAAATAATGAAGGAGAAATCAAAGTTCAAGCTGATATATTAGCAACAGATATAGTTGATAAATCTATTAAGGATTTAGATAATCTATATTATAAAGCTACAAATAATAGATTACCAGAAGATGTTGTACATCAAATGAAAAATTATGGATATGAATACTTTAAAGACAAACCAGATATATTTTGGAATTGGGATAAAGAAAAAGGAAAAGCTGTTGCTGGAAATTTTTTAGACAATGAACAAGAATATATTAATGGAGTTTATAATTATATTCATAATAAAATGCCAGAAGAATTTAAGACACAAATAAATCAACTTATTGAAATAAATAAAGCTAAGAGTTTAAGTGAATTTTATGGAGAATTAAGTAGTAAAACATCTCAAAGATACTTAAATCTATTTGATACAGATAAGGTTTTAAGAACAGATTTATTTGATAATACTATAACGGCAACTAAAAATATAGCAGATAATCTTGAATATTATAAAGAACATAGTGCATTAACATATGGAGATCAACAAGCTAACATAACTCACTCTGCATTGAACTCAATCATAGGTATGGGTAAATCAACTATACTTCAAACAGTGGGAGCATTTGAAACTTTGTTTTATGATTTAGGACAATTTATTAGAGGGAATAATGTTAGAAGGGGATTGCCAGAATTCTTTAATGTCATAATGAAACTACCACCAAGAGCAGCAATATCAACTGTAATGTTAGCTGGTGCTATATTAGATACTGGTTTTAGTGCAGCGAAAATAGCGGGAATGACTATTAATGGTATGGTAGATTTATTAAGTGGACATAGGATAAAATGGTTAGATACATTTGAACAACTACCTCACTTAAATGAAATAGCATTAGCTTCATATATTTCAAATCGTTCTATTGATATTAGAGATGGAATTAAAGGACAACTTTTAAATCATTTAATGTCTATGGCTAGAAAAGGAGATAACAAGTTTGTAATGCTAATGAATAGATTAAGCAAGACAGCTGATAGTTTTCAAGGTGGATTGGAATTATATAAGCAAATATGGAGTTTAGATCATTATGAACAAATGGTTGGATTAGATTGGAATAGTATTGGAAAAGAAATGAAAGCTAGATTGAATGCTTTTGGAATTGATAATAAAACATTAGACAATATAAATGGAATACTTGAAAGAGTTAATGTAACAGAAAATGGAGTGCCAAAAGCTGGTGCTGTATGGGAATTGATGAATAAAAGTAATTCAGAATTATTACAATTAGGATTAGACAATACAGAAATTCAAGCAATAAGAAAGTTTGAAAATGCTATGAATACATCTATCTATAAAAGAAGTCATGATAATAATAGAGCTTTATTTAATAGAGTTTTAGGAAATCAAACTAAGATAGATAAATTTGCAGCCAATACTAAATTTGGATTTTATGTAACACCATTAAATGTATTATCAGATTACTTGGATAATATGTCAACTTATATAGATGAGGATGGTATGGTATATACAAGTGATACATTTAGAAAAGCAAATGGATTTAAAAAGTGGGTAGCTGAAAGTGGAAAGAAAACATTTTATACAGTAGCAGTTGTAACTGTTGGTGGATTAGCTTATAATTATATGTCGCCTATTTATAATATGATGAGAGCTAAATGGGACGACGAAAGACAAGCAAAAGCTATGGCAGAATTTAATGCTAACTATAATTATAATCCATTTAATAACTGGAAAAATATGTTTGTTAATGGAATAGCTGGAACGACTGGTGGATTAGATTTTTCTGCAATGTCAAGTTCTGTAAGTATAGTAGCGAATAAAATTGTACCATTATCTCAAATAGTATATCCATTTATTGTAGGACATAATAAACCATATGATTTATTAAATTTAGATAATGATGGAGAACAAACTTGGGTACAAAAAACTTTAAAGATAGATAGAAATACTTATGAAGCTATTAGAAATTCTGGTGGATTAGAATTAGCTAAAATGTTATTATGGGGAACATATGGATTTACAAATGAATTAGCTGCAACAAAATTAAAAACAATGATATTTGATAAGGCGTATAATAATACTGAAAAAGCAGAGATATTAACTAATCAAATGAAAAAGGTTGGACAATTTGATGCTAGTGATTTAAGATTTGGAAATGGAATTAATGAAACTGATTTAGGATATGACATAGATAGAATGAGTGGAGAAGGGACTAAGTCATCTATTGAAGTTAAAGATTTAGCAAATGAAATTTTATCAATGGATAATCCTGTTGCAAGGGCAATAAAAGAAGCTAGAAATTTACCAGCATATATTAAAGCTAGACAAAATAGTTTTGATGATAATGATGATGTTATAGTAGCTGGGAATGTAGAACAAGGAGATGAAGATAATCTTAAAGAGCAAACTCAATATAAATATGATGATGTTGTTGATAGAAAATGGTTTATGAAATTTGTTGACAATATGAAATTAATAAAAAATGAAGCAGAAGATATTTTTAATACATCATTTGATGATAAATTAGATAACACAACTTTATCTTCACAAGATATAGAAGAAGCTGAATTTGATTATAAAAGAACAGTTGCAACTTTTGCATTAAATCAATACAAAAAAGATCACAATGGTGATTTATCTGGATTAACAGAAGATAAATTAAAAGAATATTATATTGAAGCTGATAAAAAAATGAAAGGGGGAATGGTTAATGCAGTACAAGGACAAATGATTGGAATGTACTACGAAGACCAAATGAATATGATAGATGCTTATATGGATAATTATTTAATGGGAATTATCCCAGAACAACAATTAGAAAAATCATTTGAAGAAATATTTTCTAAGGATGAAATTCAAAAAAGAATGAATGATATGTTTACTTTGGAAGAACAAAATTGGATTAACAAGAACATTATTAATGTTATGGGTGGAAATAAATATGTTAATAAAGCTAAGGTTGTAGTAATGTCTGAAATGTTATCTACTCAACAAGAAAACTTAACATTAAAAGATATTCAATTAGCAGTTGGTGTAACAGATGAAATGGTTAATTCAGAAATAGACGTTGATGGATTAAATGAAGTTAAGGAGTTAATGAAATCTCAATATGGAATTAATATGTCTGATGAACAAATTAAACTTATGGCATATACTGGTATAACACCAGATGAATTGGCTATGGGTAGAAATCAAATAACAGATATGTTAAAATACAAAGATGAATTAGGAGATAACAAACCTAGAACTTTTTATAATATCATACCAAAAGATGAATACGAAAGAAATAAACTTATTTCTACATTGGCTAGTATACCGGCTAATCCAATCAATGCAGCTGGAATTATCTTAGGAAATACTTATAATGATAAGTTCAAACAAACATCACCAAGAGAAAAAGCTATGGAATATATTGGTATAAAAGAACCAAAGAAAGGAGTAAAGCAAGATAATATTAATACACAAGAAACTCCACAATTATCTCCATATGCAGCTGCAAGTGAATATACACAAGCAGACTTAGAGGCAGCGATAAATAGAATACCAAAACTGCATCCTAATGATAAAGTAAAAGATCAAAATATGAGAATATTATTAAAAGTTGCAGCACCTTATGCACAAAAATATAATGTTCCTATTGAAGTAATCCTTGCTCAATTTTCTATAGAAAGTGGATATGGAACAAAAGTTAAAGGTAAAAATAATTATTTTAATATGACTACTGGAAGTAGTTGGACTGGAAGTTATACAACAACTAGAAATAAAGCTAATGGTAAAATATATCATTGGAGAGATTATGATAACTTAGAACAAGGAGTTGAAGATTTTTGTAAATGGTGGAATAAAGGAAAAATTAATGGAGTTCATACAAGAAATGCAGATGGTAGCGTAAACCTAGAAGCATTAAAAATATTTGCAGAAGAACCACATTATTATAAAACTATATTAGGACAAATAGAAACAATGAAGAAAAGAATTGGAAATGAAGTTTATGATATATTGGGACAGTCTAAATTAATTGCCAAATCATATCCTGTTGATAGTATATCTCTACAAACTTATGCAGAAGAAAATATAGGGACATCTAATACAGAAACTCTATCATTAGATACTACATTACAAATGATGGGGGTTCAACCTAATGATGAAGACATAGATAGTACATTGGAAGTTAAAGGGATACATCCATTAGCAAGAAGAATGATATATGAATATAGAGATTATGATCCAAAGAATGGTGATAATAGAGTTCATCAATATCAAGTTCAAGGTGGTAATATGCCAGATGTTGATGGCGTTCAAGACTTAGGTTGGGATGCATCTATCATAGGATATTTAGGAAGCGATTATATCACAAGTAAATCTGTTAGTGCAGAACAATTATATAGAAATAATGGAATAGAAATCAAACCTAATGAACCATTAGAAAGTGGAGATTTAGTATTCTTAGATAATAAGAATGGAGATATATTTCATGTCAATGTAGTAATTGCAGCATTAAATAATGGTACTGTTATAACAATAAGTGGTAATGAAAATGAAGAAGGTATGGGAATTAAAGCATACAATCGTAGTGATATAAAGAAAGCTAAGAGATTACCAATGAGAAATGATGGTAGTGTTAGTGGTGCAAGAAAAGAAACTAAATAAAATTTAAGTGAGTATAGAGGTGAATGATAGTGTTGTACATAGTAATATTAATATTATTGTTGCCTGTACTCACTTTTATTTTTCATAAAAGAGAGGCAAAGTTTACAGTAATATATTTTGATTTAAGAATGGATATAGTATATAGCTTAGAAAAATTTGCATATATACATGGAAGAACATTTATAGGAATGCAAGAATATAAAGATGTGATGATAGTTAAAGATGGAGAGTATATAATTTATTTACAACCTCCTTGTTATCAGTATAAGAATTGTATTGATAATAAAAATCTTTCCCCACATGATGTCCCACCATCATCAACATCCAAAAGTGAATAAGCAAGATAGCCCATAAATACTAGGGTTGAATAAAGT